TAAAGCTCATTATGTTTGTATGAAGAAATCAGATGAAGATAAGACTTATGAGAATGAGTCTAAGTTTGATTGGTAATTAATAACCCCAAAATTTCTTAGCATTGTTTAAATAATCTTCGTTAGCATCACTATTCCAAAACATGTGTGTAAAGTCTGGTTGGATGTAATCTTTAAGAATATTTGGATCATTACTAATCTTCATTAAGTTCTGTCTTACTTTAGCTCTTTGAATTATTCTAGGTATTCTTTTCTTAATATTTTCTGGTTTAAGTTCATCACAATTATCTGCATGATAGACTCTAAATTCTTTCTCATTGACATAACAAAGATAAACAGGAACTTCAAATACCGACCAATAAAAATCTACTTGTAATAAATTATAGGGTGAAGGTTTATCAGGTAACTTACCAGGAAACCAAGACCTAGTGCCATCTTTCTTGACAATCCCCCTTCTTGGCATCTTGCATTTATCTTCAATAATAACCTTGTCGCCTTTTAAATCTATGTAACCATGAACAGGAATATTAATACCATCAAACCATTTAAAGGCTTCTATCTCTGGCTTACAAGACTCCCAACCTGGTATTGATTGATGAGCCTTATGACAATTAGCAATCATAGCTGGTACTATACTTTTATAATGACTTAACTTTTCTTGGTCATCAGGAGTAAGTGCAACTAGCTTATCTAATTTTTCTTGTACAGAAACAAACATTATTTACCTTCCTGTATTTTTTCACTTTCTATTTGAAAAGCCATATTAAATTCTTCTGCAACTACATCTAGTTCTTCGTAATCATCTAAGAAATAACTCATTGGTTTTTTTAAGAACTTACTTATTTTAACCAAATTAATTAATGGTATTCGGTTCTCACCTTTTTCGTATTTACCTATTTGTTGATATGTATTTTTTAAGGCTTTAGCAACTTTAGTTAATGGAACAATAGTTTCTTTACCAGTAAACTCATTAACCTTAGTTCTTCTTGCTTGTCTTAATCTTTTACCTAACTTAATATAAAACTCATTATCTTCTTCAAAGTTTTTCTTAGCTTTATGTGATAGTTTCATTGTGTTCCTTCCTTTAATTTAGAGTATAGAATCCCTTAAGTTTTTATGCAACTTTTTATATATACTTAATTAAGTATATAAAAATCTAGCATCTTTGTTCTCTGCTTCAACAATTCTTCGGAATAATTGATTGTATTCCTTAAATGCTTTCAGAGTATGTACACATTGCCTTCCCTTATCTTTAGCAGCATAAACCTTTTTATGTGCCTTATCTAGCTTATTGTACAATCTAGTATTGCTATTTTTTAAGCTCATCATTCTCCTCACCAATAAGTTTTATATTTGCACTAATAAGTTTGTTATCGGTGATATTTGCTTTTGCAAACTCACTAGGCATTTTCTGACTATGTGCTTTTTGTGTAGCTTCTTCAACACTAGCACCATCAAAAATTTCTTCAAAATCTACTGCTAATTCTAAACTTGATCTTTTTAAAACTTTAACCATTTAAAACTATATTTCTGCTATAACCTGAGTATTCTCTTTTAATTTCGTTTCTCTGTTCTAGCTTTTCAATTAGCGAACTGATTGAATTTTTACTTTTGTAACCCATTTCATTAGCCATTTCTAAAAATGTTGGCATATATCCATGTTTTGTACTATAATTTTTAAGATATTGCAATAGTCTGAGCATTTTAGGAGTCATCGGTCTTTTACCTCTTTTCTTGTTCATTTATTACTAACCTCCTTAATAATTCTGCGTAGCCATTTATGTCATCAAAGCTATCTTTTTTATAATTATCTGATTGCATAACTCTCCAACATTTTAAAAAAATCATAAATAAACCAAACAATTTTAAAGGTACTTTGACCTCAACATTATTATAAACTGATAAATATTTTTCTAAAATTCCTGACATAACATAAGAGGTATGGTCAAATTCTCCATAGTCATCTTGTTTTTGTTTTAATAATCTTTCTATTTCGCTAATAAACTTAACATTATCTGACATAATTTCCTTCACTATCTTTGCAGTAATGAGCTACTACATTTTGATTTTTATATTTAGTTAGCACCCAAACCTCTCCATTGCCTTCTTTGTAATTTGGGTTCTCAACATACTTGACATTTTTTTCAAACATTTCATCACAAGTGATTGGTAGTAAAGAATATGCAAAAGGAATCTTTTCATATTTTAAACTACCATCACCTGAGTATATAACTAAAATTAAAAAAACTACTTTCACTAATTAGAAAGGAATTTCTTTGCTTTGAGGTTTAGCTTGTTTAGGTCTAGGTTCGTTTTTATAACCAGATAAAATATTACCTGATTCGTTAATCCAACCGATTAAACCTTTGTGTCCACCAGCTTCAGAGTAATTCATTTCGCCAGTAAATTTATCATCACCTTTGAATAGAACTCCTACTTGAGCAAACACTTTAACAAACTTGGTATTACCATTTTTTGATGCACCTTTGACACCAAGTATTGTACCCTTGTTGCCATTATCTAAATTTACATTTCCTGAGAAATCAATTCTGATGGCTTTTTCATTGTTGGCATCATAAGGAAATAATACCCAATCCTTTTGCTTACCACTACCATTGTCTGACATTCTGTCCTCCATTTTTTTTTATTGATTGTTGTTGTGATTCAAAATCTTTTTCTATTGAATCATTTTGTTTCTTCCAATCGGAATACAAAGCAGTCAACTTAGTTTCGGTTGTTTGCTTTTTAATTGTATCTTTAATTGAAATTTGTTGAGTAGATCCCTTTTGATTGTTTAAGGCATTTACTAATTCTTCTGCACTAGCATATTCTGAACCTGATAGACCAAATGCAGCTATGCAACGACCTAACGCACTACTGGAGCAATTTTCTAATGCACTTGTTTTATTTATGAAATTAGCATTTCTATGTTCTTCTGCATGACCAACAGCATAAATAGTATCAGAAATATATAGTTCGGTCTTAACCACAACTCTCTCATTATCATGGAATAATATTTCTTCATTAAATCTAGCTTCAGGAAAATATTGTAAAAGATGTCTGTGTCTTTCATTAACAGTTGAATATTTTTTACCTTTAATATCAACAGTTGGAATATTCTTGGCATTTGTTAAACACTTTTTTCGTCTTTCTTTGAACCCTCCCTTACTTTCTTCTTCTGTCGTCTGTGGCTTTAGTTTCATTGTTTCCTTTCTTTTGTATTTTTTGGTTTTCTTTAATTTGATCTATATCTTTCTGTGCTTTAGCTTCTAAATAACTTTTATTCTTAGCTATCATTTGATCTTTTAACTTTAATAAATCTAACTCTTTATTAAGTCTTGATATTTCATCATCCCTTAAATGTAATTGCTCAATATGTTTCTTTTCATTATTTTCATAAGCTCTAATTTTAGTTTGCATCTTTGCAAGTTCCATCATTACAGTATCTGTCATTTTTTCCCTTTCATTACTTCTTCAAGTGTTAATTTATGAACAATAATATCCTGTACTGCCTGACCTACTATTGCTCCTATATCCATGTTTAAATTTGAGGCTAGTGCTTTTCTTTCTTTAGCAGTTAAGATTATGTAATCATTAAACCAAATATCCATGCTTTTAGATAGTTGACTTGGACTTAAATGATCTGCTGTAAAAGCTCCACCTTCTTCTTTTTTAGTCCATTCTTTTCCAATTGTTTTCATAGATTCTATTTATTAATTAATACAAAAAGTGTCAATAAATTATACAAATTATATTCTACTCTAGGGTTTGTTTTAATTCTTTTAATTCAATTTTGTATGCAGCAGGTCTATCTTGGTAGCCAAAATTTGATAGCTTTTCTGGTGGTAGATCATCATTATAAATAAATGAACCCATAATTGTAAAATTAAAATCTTTATCATTATCTTTTATAACTAAAATATATTTACCTTTCTTCTCTCCAGGTCTTATCAATAAAAAATTATATGATTTTTTTTCTTGGGTTCTTATCTCTATATTGTTTTGAAAGTCTGAGTCTGAATAGAATTGATTATCATCTGAATAAGAACCATTATAAAAGCTATTAGTTGCCTTTGCATAAGCAACCTCTCCTAAAGCTCCTAAGAT